GGGTATCACTGAAGGTGCAACTATTGTTTGCACCATTCGCTTATGCGGAGGATCCTTTTCCGGAGGTTTTATTCCTTTAGATCAAAACCCTCTCTTTCTAACGCAATCTATGAGTGTGGAGATTGAGCGGTTGGTTATTCGCAAGCACTGCACAGCGATGGAGTGGTTAGATTTACCGCTTCCATTGAGTGAACTGCAGTCATTGGCCCAATTCACTCATGAAGAGATTGTGAACAAGATCCGGCTTTTTGAGGCTGAAGTTCTCCAATCTGATCATGATACGGATCAAGCTGCGGCACGCAATTGGCGCACTATGACCCATTACATTGCAATTGGGCTGAAGCGCATGGAATCCATGCGTTTGTTCCCAGGCTTTAATGGTGGGTTTGCTGAGATCTTTGAGGGTCTCATGATTTTGCGCCATTGGCATCGCACATGTAGCAATCTTGAAGATTACTACACATTGGCTCGTACGGCATATATGTGCTTTACGGGTAAGCCATTGGCTGTTGCCATTTTGCAGAGATTTCTTCCCAACCCGGAATTGCAGGGTTTGGAAGATATTACGAAGACAATGCGAACTCTCTTTGACACGTCTATTACTGTCAAAGAGTGTGGTATTGTGAAGCGTTTGCGCAAAATGTATACGTACTTTCTTGTTCAAGGAATCTTGAGCAAGTTAGGCATTGAGGTTACGGAGGAAGAATTTGTCTTCCTTTCTAAGAAGGCTCAATCTGGCAAGTATGCATCCCGCGTAAATTTGTGGCTTCACGTTGTTGAGACCACCATTTACGTTTGTGAGCGTATTGTTAGCTACCGCAAAACAGGTTCTGTAGACTCCTTTTTTAAAGAGGGTCAGGAATGTGAAGATTGGTTGGCCACATCAGCTCGCCTCTTGGCATTAGCCCCATTTACAGCCAATCTAGAACCTCATGGTACTACGTACTTCAGGTTTCTGTCTGATTTGAATGATGCCATTGAGAAAGGGCAAGGTTTTGCGAG